CAATTATGTTCACTGACAGCATAGATAATAAAACTCTCTTCCTACAGAGTAATAAATTGATTAGATAATTTACAAAAAAATATACAACTTAAATATAATTTAATTTAAAAAATGTACATATCATTTAAATTAAATTATGAAGATAGTATCTTGGAATGTTAACGGTATCCGTTCGCGTATTTTCAACGAAAAGATTTCAAGCAAACTGAAGAAAGATGAAACAATTTTTCCAACAGAGGGCAGTGCCATGTACGAATTGCTAAAACATGATCCGGACATTATTTGTATTCAAGAAACAAGATGCTCAATTGTGAAGTCGAATGTGATATCTATCCCGGGGTACAATTCATTTTTCAATGAATCTAAATTAAATCTCGCAAGAGCACCCGATAGATATTCTGGAACATGTATATTCTATAAAGAAAATATTTCTTGTGAATTCAGTACGGATCTTCCTGGCTATGAAGATCTAGAAGGTCGAGTTATAATTATGAAATTTGATGACGTCACGCTTGTAACAGTGTACGCCCCAAACTCTGGAACAAACTATGAAAATAAGATAAAGTTTAACATTGCAATGTACAACTTTCTAAATTCACTTGATAGTAAGGTAATTTTCTGCGGAGATCTTAACGCAGCAAAAGAGACACATTTTGATCAAAGTAAACATGAACCGGGACCTGGGACTTATCCACATGAACTTAAATTTCTAGAAGACTTACTTTCTATTTCTTTCAAAGATACAATGAAGTGTGACACAATCTATACTTGGTGGGATCCTCGTCAAGTAAAAGAAAATGGAATGTCTAGAGCAAGGAACAGAAACAAAGGTTGGCGACTTGATTATTTCTTTACTAAGAACATTAATCAAATTTCCAGTAAGTGTTTAAAATACATCGGCGAGAATAATGAAGGGATTCCTCTAGCCAGCGATCATGCTCCGGTTATCTTAGACTGGGAGGAAAGGAATGGGAGGGAGCATACGACCTTGGGGAGTCATGCGGGCACCACCGTATAGAGCAATGACAGTTGCGATTATAGCAATAGCAAGATTGGCGTTCCAGATCATACCGGTGAATGAGCTCTGTCCACAGTTCTCCTTTCCGCAGCAACCACCTTCATCGTGAGCCGAAACTAGCTCATTCATACTGCCAAAGAGCATCCACGAAACAATGGCAATAACAGTCGCGAAAATAATAGCTCTCATATTTTTTAATTTAATATATTAAAAATATTTTTTTTTTTAAATATATCATTTCTTAGGAAAATTTAATGTCATTTTCCCAAAAATTCCTTAGGGAATAATTCTTTACAGTTTCGTATTCTTGTTTTGTTTTGTCCCTAGTATTTGTCAGTTTTTCAATGATGTCGATAGAGAAAGAATGAATTTTCATATTTGTAAGATATTCATAAGAATCTGAAATCTTAGGATATCCAGCCTTTTCCAACTGGGAAATGATACATTCCATTTTTTGCTTAAATACAATTATTTTGTCTTCCATGATGTCTGATACAAATTTAATCTTAGCATTTAGAACAACAAGTTCACTATTTAGTTTATCACAAATGTACTTTTGTCTTTTGATGTAATATTCATTTCTAATTCTCCAAAAGTGGAAGATGATTTCTTCGGGGGATTCCATTTTAACTATTTCATTTTTCTCATTGAATACATACATGTTATTCGCTGACAGATGTGAAATTAGTTTCAATTTCTTAAGTGTTTCGTTATTCTGAGTCCATTCTATTACATTTTCCAAAGGACATTTAATGGTAAAATTAACGGACATTTCGGTAGATGCGTTAGTATAACTGAATATGGTACCTTCAGTCTCTAACTTGTCAAGGAATGCTTTGTAATCGTCAGTCCATGTTCCAATTGGAAGTTCTGTAACATTTATAACATTTCCCTTTACCGTGTATTTTCCTATCGTGATCCATTTATTAGTCTCAGTCTTTTTAATAGTTCCTGTAAAACCTTTGTACCAAGGTGTCATTTCAGGAATGTCTGCGTCCTCGTCAATTACAAGATCTATAAGTCTCTTTTTAATGTCTTCTGGATTGAAACACGGAACATCGCAAGAAAAACCTGTTCCGATACCGCATGCTCCGTTGATAAGAATGAGAGGCAATGTAGGAACATAGAATGTCGGTTCAATCGGATCTCCGTCTTCTTCTAGATAATCAAGAACATTATTGTCATCTTCGTTGAAAAGTTTTTTGAATTCATTTGATAGATGTGTAAAGATGTACCTTGGACTAGAAGCATCTTTTCCTCCAAGAAGTCTAGTTCCAAACTGCCCAACAGGTTCTAGTAGATTCATATTGTTTGAGCCTACAAAGTTTTGTGCGAGAGAAATAATAGTATCCATTAGGCTGTTTTCACCGTGATGATAATTAGTTTTTTCTGATACATATCCAGACAGCTGAGAAACTTTAATTTCTGAATACAAATTTCTTTTGATACAGGCATATATAATCTTTCTCTGAGAAGGTTTCATTCCATCTACAAGATTTGGAATAGATCGGATGTTATCACTAATAGAAAAGAGTACAAGTTCTTTATCAACGAGGTCCTTTACCGAAACATCCGACGAATTATAATCCAGACTTTTCGGACATTTGATATTTTGTAATATCCACTTTTTGCGAGCATCAGCCTCGGTCTTTGTGAAAGCTAAAACAAGAGACTTTGAATCTTCGTTTGTTGTTATTTTATAATTGAGAGTTTTCATAGATCTAAAGTACTCTTTAGCTTCTTGTTGAGTGCTAGTACCAAGACCCTTGTAATATTTTACCTTGAATTTTGAAGCATCATTCTTAGATTTCCATTCCTTGTAATCATTTAGATTGTAAAATGGAATTACTTCACTTTTTTTCGTAAGTTTGATAACAGGCGTCACCAATGAGCTTATGAAGTCTTCTTTAAGAAGTTCTGGCCAACCATGACTGATGAAGTTAACCAGAAGACTCTTGATGTGAAACCCGTCTGTATCAGCATCAGTCATGATAAGAATCTTACCATATCTGAGTTCTGAAACGGACTTATACTTCTTACCAGTTTGAAGACCCAAAATTTGTTTGATGTGATTGATTTCAGCGTTTCCCGACATTTGTGAATAAGTCGCGGTTCGTGTATTAAGTATCTTACCCTTGAGAGGAAAAGCTCCGTAGTAGTCTCTGCCAACAACTGAAAGTCCAGATACAGCAGTAGTCTTGGCTGAGTCTCCCTCCGTAAAGATAATAGTACACAATTTAGATTCTTTTGTACCTGCTTTGTTTGCGTCATCAAGTTTTGGAATGATGACCCTGTTAGTTTTCTTTCCGTCTGTCTTTGATATATTTTTCTTTTCCTTGGCTTCTGCGAGAGCGAGAATACTATCAAGAATACCAAGTTTCAGCACACTTTTTACAATGTCGTCTGTTAGATTGAATTTACTTCCAAAATCAGCGATCTTGGTGATGTGTTTTTCTTTGGTTTGAGATGAAAATACTGGATTTTCAATCTTACAATTGATAAATACAAACAGATTTTCCCTGATGTAATTTGGCTTGATAGTAATATTTTTGTGTTTTTCTTGGATTATTTCAGTTAGTTTTTTTACAAGCGGCATCATTACGTGTTCAACGTGATTTCCACCGTCTGTTGTAGCAATTCCATTTACAAATGAAACGCATTTGAATTCGTTGCTTGGACTGAAAGCAACTTGCCACCTATTTTGCTCGCAAACAATTCTGGGAACTGTCTTTTTGTCTCCAATGTACATTGAAATGTAATCGGAAAAGTCTTTAATGTTCAATTTTTTACCATTAAGATGAACTGAAACGTGTTTTGGAGTAATGGCGCAGATGTCGTACACTCTTTTGGCTAGAATACAGAGAGTATCATGAGACATCTCTGAAATTCCAAATCGAGCATAATCTGGCTTGAATGATATTTTAGTATAATTTCCTTTTTTGCTATCGGTTATAACAGGTTTAGATTTCTTAGACATATTACATTCAAATTTCTGCGTGTATTTTTTACCCGAATGAGAGGTCTCAATTATAAATTCGGTCGAGAATACATTTACAAGCTTTGCTCCGAGACCATTGAGACCGCCAGTAGTTCTTTTTTGAGAGTCGTCAAAATTAGTGGATGTAAGCAAATTTCCAAAAATAAGTTCCGGAATGTAAATTTTGTATTCGGGATGTATCTCAATAGGAATACCCGAGTCATTATACACGCTAATTTTTTCTTGTGAAATTTCTACTTTGATACATTTAACCTCTTCGTTTCTTTGCACTTCGTCTGAAGCATTTGTGATTATTTCATCGAAAAGTTTATATATCCCCGGGTTAAAGTTACACATTTTATAATGTAATTTTTCTTCTTCAATTTTCCACATTTCAGAATTCACACACTTTATATCGCCGAGGTACATACCGGGGCGTACTAAAATGTGTTCAATCTGTGTGTACTTCTTGAATTTTTCCGCCATTGCTAAATTATCTGGTTTAGATATATACTAATTTTTTAAACCGGATAATTTTTTGTAATTTTTGATATACAACCCCCTTTCACGATTTCATATCATCAATTAATTTATTAATTTGCTCCTCCGTTATAACGCCTTTAAAATTGCGCGAGTCATTTTTATACTTTATAATAGTATAAGGCATTGTTGTAAAATTGTATTCTTCCATTACATTATCAAATTCATCATTGTCTAGATTTACATGGTATAACATGCTGTTTGGAAAAGATGTTAGAATTTTATCAAGTTCTTGGCAAGGAATACACCAATCTGTTCCAAACTTGATGAATACAGATTTTTCTCCAAAATCCATCTGAAGTAAATTCTTGAGAACAGAATTGTTTCTAACAGTGACTCCCATTATATGAATGTGTATTTATTTTATTTTTAAGTTGAATAAAATAATTTAATTTATTATGTAAATTTTAAATGGCGTTCTTAGACTTCTACACTATTGACTTAACTATAATATTAATAATTTTACTTATAATGGGTATCTCATTTGCAAGTATTAATTACGTAGACCCAGAAGAAGACACTCTTGGAACTTTGGGTAAAATATTAATTTCGTTTACGTTAGGGTTTTTGTCTAGTGTGTTTTATTCTTACATTACACTAGAAAGTGATGTATTATTAAAAGAAAATTTCTGGGACTAAATCAAATATTAAAATAATTTTAAATAATTATAGATGTCGATTAGCTTATCTAAGTTTAATCCCAAGAGAATAGAGGAAAGACGTACAGAAGGATCAGGCCCTGCCACATGCGTCTTCATAGGAAAGAGAGGAACGGGAAAAAGTACATTAGTCGCAGATATACTTTATCATCTTCGCAAAATTAAAGCGGGCGTTGCTATATCAGCCACCGAGGATGGAAATGCTTTTTATTCAAGTTTTATTCCAGACTTACTTATACATTCTGAATATAAACCTGAAGTTATTCAACAAGTGATCACCCGACAAAAAAAGTCAATAAATGGAAAAGATCCGAAGAAAGACAATGATGTTTTTTTACTTTTAGACGATTGTATGTATGATAAACGTATGATCAGAGATACCAACATCCGCGGTATATTCATGAATGGAAGACATTGGAAAATTACATTTATGTTAACAATGCAATATTGTATGGATTTACCACCTGATCTTCGTGCAAATATAGACTATGTATTCATTTTAAGAGAAAATATTATTCAAAATCAAGAAAAACTTTATAAGAATTTTTTTGGTATTTTTCCTCAATTCAGTGTTTTTCAAGATGTTTTAAATGCTTGTACAGAAGGTTATGATTGTCTTGTTTTAGATAACACTTCAAAGAGTAATAACATTCAAGACTGTGTGTACTGGTATCGAGCAAAACCCAATAGAAAATTTAGAATAGGATCAAAAGAGTTATGGGACTACTGTACTAAAAAATACGATAAAAATAAAACTAAGGAAACGGCAGATGAAGATCCTAAAAAATTAAGAAAGAAAAATGCCGTAAGTGTTACGGTTAAAAAGTTAAAATAACTTAAAGAAGATTATTTAAAGGCATACAATATGTAATGTAGTGTAATGTATTATGGATAAGATAAATAAATTAAAGTCTATACCTCAGCATGAGCAGCGATCAGAAGCTTGGTTTAAACAAAGAGAGGGTAAATTGACAAGTTCAGACGCAGGTACAGTTCTCGGGTTAAATCCTTATCAACGACCACATGAAGTTCTCTTTAAGAAATGTGGACATGATCCAAAACCTTTTGTAGGTAATGTAGCCACTTTACATGGTCAAAAATACGAAGACGAGGCAATTGATAAGTACTGTAAACTTACAGGCCAAGAAAACCATGATTTCGGACTTATAGCTCACGAAGATGTACACAATTGTAGTGATTATTACTGGCTAGCTGGTTCACCAGACGGTGTTTCAATGTCTAAAGAAGAAAATGGAAGACCTATTCTTCTTGAAGTAAAATGTCCTTATAAGAGACCTATTAAATTTGGATATATCCCTGCGTATTACTATCCTCAGGTTCAGTTGAATATGTTTATCTGTAATCTAGAAGATGCAGATTTTATAGAATATAAACCACCAGACATCATGAACATTGTCAGGGTTAAAATTGATCACGTCTGGTTAAATGAAAATTTACCTATTTTAGAAAAATTCTGGAAGGATGTTGAATATTATCGAGAGAATGACATCAAGACGCATCCAAAATATAAACCGCCAAGACCACCTAAGAGAGTTTTAGATCTACGTGATACTTCAGATGACGAGGCAGTGTGTATCCCAGATTTGATTATAAGGGACATTTAATTTTACAGAAAATATTTCAATTTAAAAACTTAATTTATACTAATGTAATTAAATTCCAAAATGGGAATCAGAGGATTAAATAATCTCATCAAGAAGTATGCTCCAGACGCTATTTCAGAAAAA